TTCAAACCTTCCCTAAACTTGTAGTGCATTTCATACATCATATTAGAAGTATTTTAGTAACATCAGGAGGAATTCAAGTTGCTAATTAAATATAAAAAATTATAATAAAAAATATATTAATAAAAAAATATTTTATTATTAATATATAAAAAGATGAGTGTCCAAATCAACGCACAGCGTCGCAGAGTATCCTTACACCCAAATAACCAACCATCAGGTAATAAGTTCTCCGCTACAAATTTTCCACAAATCAATTTCGTTATTGCAAGACAACCAGCTTTTCTACTTCCACAAACTTTAAGATTAAATGGAACATTTGTTTTGAAAAATGATACAGGTGATTTACCAATAAATGACCCTGAAAGTGTAGCGAATGATGATAATGGTTCAACTGTTAATAATAGAATTGGTATTTCTTCTGTTATTGAAGAAGCCACAATCCAAACTTTAAATGGTCGTAATTTAGAAACAGTAAGAAACTACAATCGTTATTTAGCCAGTTCAAAACCCTTCATGAATAATTCTTTTGATTATAACAACGGCTTAA